AGAACCTTGGTTGAGAGAGCGTCGGTGATGGAAGTGAAGGCCGGGAGTAGGAACTCGCCGATTTTCGCTTTCATGTTCTCGAATTGAGCGGAGGCGTTTTTTGTTTTGTTTCCGAGTTGCTCTTGCTCTCGAGAGTAGGCGTCTCCTATCTCGATTCCTTTTTCCTGGAGTACCTGGAGGGTTCCGAGGATGTTTTGCTGTGTGGTGAGGGTGCCGGTGACCTGTTCGCCTGTGCGGCGGAAGAGTCCGGCCTTCACGCTGGCATCGTTTAGGAGGATGCCGTATTTCTCGAGGGGGTCGCGTTCGCCTCGGAACGCTGACCCGATTGAGTTGATCGCGTCTTCGGTGGGGAGGTCGGCGAAGGCGCCGAGGTTGCCGGCCAGTTTCGTGAGGTCGACTGAGAAAGTCCCGGCCTCTGTGCCTGTCAGTTTGAGCGCTTTGGCATAAACGGCGAAACGGTTGGCAGCGTCCACGGCGGCTAGTTTCGAGAGACCGAAAGAGGTGGCGGCGGATTCGGCGAAAGTTTCGATCGTTTTGGCCGCTTCGCCGTAGTTGTAGTTCAGCGTGCCGAGGGCGGCGGAAAGGGAGGCGGCCTTTTGGACCCCGTCGAGGAGTTGTTGACCGGCGGAGGTGGCGACCTCTGCGATTTTGTCGATCGCGAAACCGGTGACGGCCGAGGTGATTCCGGCGGTGAACCCGGCGACCTTGCCGGAGAAAGAGTCGAGGTCAGAGCGTGCCTGTCGACTGTCGGAGACGATGTCGACTTTTAGCGTTGCGGGTTTTGCCATGAGTTAGGGGCCGTTTCCGTTGGATGATTGGCCGATCTTGTCGACGATGTCGTCCACGGCGGTCAGGTAGACGCGCGTCCATGTGGACTCTGTTCTCTGTGCCGCGTCGACGACGAAAGGGTTCGGGGCGATGAACCATTCCCGGCCGGTTACCTGGCGGAGTTTCTTCGGCAGTTTCGAGGACCCCGTCGGCCAGCCCCAATGGATCGGGCCGGCGTAGGGGACCCCGTTTTTCGTTTTTCGGTTGTTACCGATTGAGACGCGGGCGTAGCGTTGTCCGGCGTTCGGTCGGACGGTGGCGGCGAGTTTTCCCGACTTGACCGGGGCAAGGGCTCGAGCGGCTTCGGCGACGATGGCCGCTACCTGGGCGTGGGTGTCCTTGAGGTCGTCGAGGTCGCCTTCGGCTTTCCGTAACGCGCGGCGGAGTTCTCGCCCCCCGCTTACGGTTATGCCGGAGGCGGCCACGCTAGGCCTTTGTGATGGCGCCCTGGATTGGCAGGGAGATCGTGAAGTTGAGGGGGTCGCCTGCGGCGCCTCCTGCTGGGGGCTTACGGCCGGAGGCTTCACATGTGAAGTCGACTCCGCCGATTGTCATTAGTGCCGTGAGGGTTGTTTCGGCCTCTGCGGATGCCCAGAGGAGATCGCAGAGGGAGTCGATTGAACCCCAGTCCTGGTAGCCCTCGAGGATAAGGGAATAGGTCTCATCGTTTGAGGTGTAGTTTCCGCAAAACGTTTTCACGGTCGTTTCTGAGTTGCTGGTCTCGATTCGAGCGTTCGAGAGTTGGCATTCGTAGTCGACGGTTTCGAGGCTGAGGGTGAGGGTTGAGATGAGTACGGGCGCTGGCATTGTTTCTCCTTAGAGAGGGGGGATTGTGACGGGTATGAGGAGGGTGAGTCCGACGGCGTAGACGGTGGCGTCTCCGAAACGGGCGGGGCCTATGTTGAGGTCGACGGCGAGAGGTCCGGCCCAGGCCGCAAGTGCCTCGAGGTCGTCTTCGAGGGCGGCGACTGAGCCGGGAGTGATGGTCTGCGCGTTACTGATCGCGGAAACCTTGAGGTGATAGTCCCAACGGCCGTAGCCGGACTGCTCGAGCGGTGTGGTGTCGTCAGGGGCGACGATGACACAAGGGAGAACCGGAGACGGTGGAACCCATTCGTAGACCTTGCGGCCTGGGAACACGGCCTCGAGTTCGTCGACGATGCCTTGGCGGGCGATCGTGAGGGGCGAAGTCATCCGACTAGGCCATCTATTGAGATCCAGGGGGCCAGGAGAGCCCCGTAGCGTTTCACGATGACCGAGGTGATGTTGGCGGGGACCTGTTGTGTCCAGTCGACTTGGAGGGTTCCGTCGACCCCGGTTCCTGCTTTGTAGAGTTCGGCGGCGACGTAGAGAACGACGGTCACGACCGCATCAGGTACGGCCGGGAGCGGTTCGCCTTCGGAGTCGACCAGGTGGACGACGTTCGCGACCATTGAGGTCGCGGTGAAGGTGAGACGGTCGGCCTCGTCCGCGTCGATAGTGGCGCCGAGGTGCGTTTCGAGCTCTTCGGTTGTGATCCACGGCGGGACGAGTGACACGGTTTCTCCTGGGGGGTGTGGCCCCCGGACTCTGGCGGAGAGTCCGGGGGCATAGTGTCGGCCAGCCCTTCCCGACTAGGTCGACACGTTCTTGGGCTAACTGAGATCGCAGTAAGCGAAGGCTCCCGGGTATTCGACCGAACACGCGCCGTAGCCGTAGACGCCGAGGTCGATTCCGAGAATGGAAACGTCGACGGCGCGAATCTCGACGGGCTGGGCGGGACGTTCCCACCATGTCGCTGCGAGGCTCGAGCCCAGGAGGGCGAAACCTGCCGGGAGGTCACGCTCGACGTAGACGGTGAGACCGTCGGCCGAAAGTGTGGGGGTCATGGAGCCGAACTGGACACGGCCGTCCCAGAACGCGGGGCGGTCACCGTCGGCCAGGGAGATCCACGACGGGAGGAGAGCCGGGGAGATTGCGAGGAAGAGCGGACCGGCCGGGGTGGCATTGAAGTCCAGGGCACCGATGAGACCGGAGACCACGTCGATAGGTGAACCGGCGCCGACTGAGGTCGCCGAACCGGCGGCGTCGAGGAGTTCGTCGACGACGTAGGCGTTCGTCTTGCGGCCGAACGAAACGGACAGCGCTTCGATTACCGCTTGAATCGCTGACGGGTCGGAACGGTCGACTGCCTGGAGGGAGAGTTCGTTCGCTCCGGCCCAGGTACGAACTGACACCTCTTCGAGGGTGATGGTTGCTTCGACCGATTCGACCTCGGTGAGTTCCGTTGCCTGGAGATCCACGGCGGGTTTCGTGCCCCATGCCGGGTAGGTGACTTTCATTCCGGCGGCCGGGAGTGCGGCGTTGCGGATGGCGTTGACGGTTGGGCGGCCTGGGTTGATGAGGCCGACGATTTCGTTGACGTATGCGGGCGGGACGATTCCGTCGAGGTCGATGGTCGTGGACTGTGCGAGTGCGGCGCGTACGTCGGAGATTGTGAGTTCTCCACGGTTCGCGGATGCGATGAGGGACGCAGCGGCGGCGAGGTCGACGGGGCGGGACTGCTGGCGGGTGGAGTGGGGGACGGGAGCGGCGGCGGTAAGAACTGGCGCCTCTTCGACTGCTGGGGTTTGTTCTGCGGACACGGTGGTCTCACTTTCGGGGGTTTGTTCGGGTTGTGGGGTTTGTTCGGGTGTTTCTGTTTTCGTGGCGGCGACCGAAAGGGCTCGGGCATCGTCGAAGGCTGGGAGGGCGACCTGGGAAACCTCGTTCAGGTGGGAACCGGCGACCTCGAGGGCGTCGGCCGAGTGTGTGAAGTCCGACAACGTGACGCCGACTGAGAGGCCGTCGCGGAGTTTCGCTGAGGCCTCGAGTAGGGCCTCGTCTCCGGCGGAGGTTTCCGGGATTTTGAAGGTTCCGAATAGACCCCCGTCGGTGGAGTGGGCGTCGATTAGGTAACCGATCGGGCTCGAGGTGTTGTGGTCGCGGAGAAGTTTCACGCGGGAAAGGTCGTCGGGGAGAGTGACCGAACCGGCGGCGAAACGGGTGGGACCGGCGGAGGTGTGGCCGATGGTGTCCCAGGGGACGAGTTGGCCGGAGATAGTGCGGCGCTCGAGGTTGGCGGTGATTCCTGTGGTGAGGGTTGCTGAGAGTTCTTTTGTCATCGGGTTACTCCTGGGAGGGTTGGCAGGTTCTCGAGTCGGCGGACCTCTTCGAGTGTGAGGAAACCGGCGGCGAGTGCTTTTGTGTAGGCGTCGAAACGGGCGGAAGTGTCGGACCTGAGGAAGTCGTCGAGGGCGAAACGGACACGGTGACCGCGTGGGGTTACGTCTCCGAGTGAGAGGCGTTGCTCTACGGCGACGAGATACGGGCGCAAGGTGGTGTCGACGAGGTCGCGGCGTTGGCCCTCTGTCGTCGAATAGGTGAGGCTCGAGTTTGTCGGCGCGTTGAGGTACCGGGTCGGAACGTTGAGGAGGCGGGCGATTTCGGCGACCTGATGGTCCCGGGACGGGACGAGGGCGAGTTCTTCGGAGTTCCACGATTCGCGCTCGTAGCGGAATCGTCGGTTTAGGTAGCCGGTCGTCCGGCGGCGGCGGCCGGTTTCCCAGGAGGTGAGGAGTTCGGAAACCTTGTCGGGGTCGAGGTCGGGGCCGTCGTCGTAGATAATGCCGGTGGGCAGGTCGGTGGACGCGATGCGGGAAACGGCGGCCTCGAGGACGAGGGCGGTTCTAACCGCACGACCGCCGGTTTCGATTAGGCCGGGCCAATGGGCCGGAATTACAACCATGTCACGATCGGGGACCTCTTGGTCGCCTACCTGATACGGACCGCCGACGTAGTTCGGCGTCATCACATCCTCATAGGGGACGTAGCGAAGGTTCGCGGGGTAGCCGTCGGCGTAGCGGGCGATGACGACCAGATAGGCGGCGGGCCATAGGACGAGATCTTCGACGACCTTTGTGATGGTCGTGGAAGTGGACTCGAGCGGGTCGAGTTGCTCGGTGAGACCGTAGGGAAAGGCCTCGTAGTTTGAGTTGTATCGGCGGAGGGGGAACGTTCCGACGGTTCCGGCGATTACCTGGAGACCTTGGGCGACGGCGGGGACTCTCCAGGCGCCCTGGCGGGAGAGTGCTAGTTCCGGGATGTCGGGAAAGTTGACCGGCGACAGGTGGCCGTTCGTGGTCGTCGACAAAACCGGGTTCGATGCTGTGACGGAGGCGCGGCGCGTGAAGAGTCCCACGACCATCTAGTTTTGTGTGCTAGGCGCTCTCGGCTAGCGATCCCGTACTAGGGGAGTCGTCGGCGGTTGTGTCCTGGAGGAACTGAGGGAGCTCTTCGGGTGGGCCCTGTGGCATTGGCTCGGTTTGTTTCTCGACGATCGCGAGGCGGACCGCTTGGGAGGTTGCCCCGATGATGAGGCCGCCGACGAAACCGGCGGCGACGGTGAGGACTCTGACTGTTTTCATTTTTTCTCCTGGTTACGCGAACCGGATGACCGGCGCGGGTTTCGGTTTCTCTAGGCGGGTGGCCTCGGCGATGACCCAGACAAGGGCGCGAACGGCGTGGACTGAGGCGCCCGGGACGGCGGTGCCGATGAATAGGCCCCCGTCTCGAGGGCGGGCGGTAGTCCGGCCGAGTTGCTCGCCGAGGAGGGTGTTCCCATCGTGGCCGACCATTCCGGTCGTCACGGCCTGCTCGACGAACGTCGACCATCCACGAATCTCACGGTCTCCGACGACCCGAACGGTTTCGGGAAGATCCCAGGGCGCCCGCTGAGGAAAGAGCGGGGGGAGGAGGACGGTTTCCCGGTTCACGATTCGGGGTTTGAGGAGTTCCCATAGTTCCGTTTCGGTTTCTGTGGTCGTGGTCGTTATGTAGACCCGGCCTGTGTCGGTTGGATGGCCGGTGACGATCGCGAACCCTCCGCCGGTGCGGTCCTGTTCGATCGCGGTGACGGGGAGACGGTTCCGGTCGAGTGCGGGCGGGTCGGTTGCGAGTTGAGTCCAGAGGCCGACGGGGAACCATGACCGCTCTGTTTGAACCCATCGGTTCAGGTTGGCGCGATAGAACGCGGCGCGGTTCGGATTCTTCGACGCTTGTCGGAGGGCGTCGATTTGAATTGTCCGACCCATTCCGGGATTCGCCTGGGCCCAGGTGTTCGGGTCGTCGGGGTCGGCGTCATCGGGGGCGGACCATTCGAGGAGGAGATGAGAGGACCCGCTCGAGGGTTTGTGTATGTCGCCGAGTCCACGTTCCCGCCATGAGCGCATAGCGGCGGAGTTCTCGTCTCCGGCGGTGGAGAACATTGCGACGAGAGGCTGGGGTCTCGCCATCGTTGTCGGGAGAATGCCATCGTCGAGGACGGTAGGTTTGATATCCCAGACCTCGTCGACCAGGAAGAGGTCGACCGAGAGACCGTGGACGGCGTCGGTCGACGCTACGGGTTGGTAGGAAGAACCGTCGACGAGGGTGAGGCGTTCACGACCGGCGCCCCTGCTGACCTTTTCGATTGACCCGGGGAGGTGTTCCTCGAAGAGGCGGACCACGGCGGTCCATTGGTCGACGGCGAGGGAACGAGTGTTCGCGGCGTGGACAACGGTTTGCGGGCCGACCTCGACGGCGTGGGACGTGAGCCACCACACCACCAGGGAGCGGAGGAGGAAACTTTTCCCGTTTTGTCGGCCGACGGTGACGAGTGAGGTTCGGAACCGGCGGCGGCCGTCTTTGTTCTCTTCGAGGAGACGTTGGGCGGCGTAGGTCTGCCAGGGCATGAGCTCGAGGCCGATTCGTTTCGCGATTGCTTCGACCTGGAGGCCGTTTTCAATTCTGCCCAGAATGGGCGTCTCGAGTCTCGGCCGGTTCTCGCCCTTTCGCTTTGACCCCTGGGCCTTTCCGGTCGGTTTCGAGCGTTTCGGACCCCCCCGGGGGATATCAGAGTCAGGGGGCGCCGGGACTAAACCGGCCCCCGTCAAAGGAACCGGGGTCGACGTTTCGCCGCGTCGCGTTCTGTTCTGTTCTCGAGCGGCCTTTGTGGTCGGTGTGGTCCGGTTCTTTCGTGCCTTTAGTGCGTTGCCGAGGCGGGCGCCGTCCCGACTGTTACAAGAGACGCAGGCCGGGCGAAGGTTGTCGAGTTCGTCGGTTCCACCTAACGCGACCGGGATGATGTGGTCGACGCTTTCGGCTGGCTTGCCGCAACGATGGCAGGGGGGAGGGTTCTCGAGGGTACCCCCGTAGACCCCGTAGACCCTCGTTTTGACTCTCGGGCCGTAGCCCCTATTAGTCGCCATTAGTTACCTGGCTGGAGGTTGTGCGGCCTTGTGGCGTCCGCTCGAGTCTTGCTTCCATTACCAGGGCGAAGAGGAGGAGGATGAAACCGGCGACGAGTAAGGCGAGAGCGAAGATCCAGCGGGAAGGCCCGAAGGGTTCAGAAGTAGGGGTCACGTTCATCCTCCGCGCTGTTTATCTCTTCGAGGTGATGCCATATGGCGGCGACGGTTCCGATTGTTTCGAGGTAGGTGGGCCAGGTTGGGTCTGATGAGGTTGGCCTGAGTTGCTCGAGGTCGGTTCTTAGTTCTTCGCAGAGGCGTGAGATTGCGAGGAGGCGTTGTGTGTCGTTCACTTGAGTTTCTCCCGTAGTTCTTGGATTTCTCCACGGATTTGGTTTCGTACCGCTTGAGGGACGCGGTTCTCTAATGGTTCACTAATGGTTCGGGTAGCAGACTGCGACCCCGTGGCGAGCGGTGTGCGACCCCGCGGGTGTGGTGTGCGACCCCGTGACTCCGACGAGGTGGCAGAGGGCGACCCCGTAGAGGGTTCTTTGTGGGCGGTCCTGTGGATAACCGGCGCCATCTTGAGGCGGTAGCGTTTCGTCATTCGGTCCGACCTAATCCCGGCCCACCCTGAGGCCTCCAGTAGTTCGGCGGCGAGTAGGTCGGCGATAGCGCGGCGAACGGTTGAGGGGTGGAGTTCGGTTGCCCTGGCGATCCAGCCGACCGACGGCCAGGCGGCCGACTCGTTTTCGTTGTACCGATCGGCGAGGGCGAGAAGGACCGCCTTACGAGTCGGAGATCCCGTTTCCACGGTGAGGGCCCAGGCGAGGGCGTGGATACTCATTCGGTCGCCTGTTCGGTTTCGTGGCGGAACGTATTCGGGAACCTGGGGCCTCGAGCCTTGTAATAGGTCCAACACGCTGAGGAGCATTGCCACGTTTTCCCGTCGCGTATGTGGCGGCCTTCGACGTAATTAGAGACCCGACCGCAATAGCAATACGCGAGGAGATAATCGCCGTCCGGTTTCCTGGGCGTCGAGGTCATGACCGGGCCTCCCATTCGCGTACCCATTCGCGGTAGTCGGAAAGGACGCCGGAACATTCGGCGCCGTGAGCGCCGGAGTCGACGAGGGTGAGGAATAGGGCACTAGAGAGGCGTTGTGTCCATTTGTCGAGGTCGTCGGCGAGACGCTGGGCCTTGGCGAGTTCCTCGGCGTAGAACTGGCGTTGTTTTGTGAGGTGTTCGATTTCGTGATCGATTGCTGCGAGGTAGTTGTCACTCATTGGGAGAAACCTTTCGAGAGGAGGAGTACCGATACGGATGCGGCGGCGACGATGAGGGCGAGGATTCGGGCCGCGTTCATTCGGTCGCCTCCTCGAGGACGGCGCGGGCCGCTTTGAGTCCGGCGGCGTGATCCGCCTGGGGGCTCTTGAGCGGGTTGGCCGGTCGTTTCCCTGTCGGTTCTGGAGTAGTAGCGGTGAGGTGTTCGGCGACGTTCTCGCACGCTTCGAGCCGGTGGGCGTCGACGTGTTCGGGATCGTCGGGCAATACCAGGGCCCAGGCTTTCCGGGCGGCGTTCTGGTCGCCATGAGCGGCGGCGAGGACACGGCCCTTCGCTTCGGGTTTCGGTGTCCCGACTCCTGGGCGCCTTGCTTCGACCTCTTCGCTCGAGGCAATGGAACGGTTCACGGCGATCCCGGCGAGACCTAACGCGCGACCTACCGCCGAGGTTTCCGCGTTCATTGCTTCGGAGTCTCGGGTGTAGGGCGTTTTGCCTGGGTACGGTTCCCAGGCGCACGCGACACAAGGCCGAGGGTCGTCCTGGTCACGCCATACGAACGCGCGTGATTCGAGGAACGTTCGTTCTCCGATGGTGACGACCCGGGGCGGGTCTGTGTGGATACGGCCGCCGGGGTTGTCGGCGTAGAAACGGGTAATGCGTTCGGCCACGGGGACGTATTTGTCGAGTGAGAAGTCAGAACCCAACGGGCACCCCCATAAGCCACTCAATCGTGCCGCCGAGGAGGAAACACGCGATAAGGATGAACACGGTTTCTCCTGTCGTCATCGGTCGACCTCCTCGAGGGTTGTGAGTTGTCGGTGTCCGGTGTCGGTGAGTCTCCAGGTGAGGGCGGGGGAGCCGGTGTCGGTGATTCCACGCCCTGCGCGTTCCACTAGACCGGCGGTTACGAGTTCGCCGCGACGTTTCGCCGCTGACCCTCTGAGGAGTCCGGTGTAGTGGGAGAGTTGGCAGTCAGTAGCGGAACCTAAGACGGCCAGGGTCTCGAGGATGGCGCGACGACCTGAGGAACGTCCGACCGGGTTCGCCGTGGCGGCCTGGTGTGAAGTTGCCGGGTCTGTAGGTCGGGCGCCTGGAGTGTCGAGGAAGGTGAAGAGGTCGAGCTGGTCGGTCACGGCGTGACCTCTTTTCTCGAGGCCTCGAGCCATGCGGCCCAGACTGTGACGGCGTAGAGGGCTCCTGAGACGTCTTCACGTTCCAACGCGGCCCGAAGGTCGCGGGCGGAACTGAGGGCGTGCGCGTATGCGGTCGCTGGAGCAATGCGCGACCTGAGGGCCGCGTCCATTATTTCTCTACGTAGTCGTCGATTGAAAGAAACGAACCCAACCGGTCCCCGTAGAGGTCGAGGATTTTTCGGAGGGTGGTTATTCGAGGATCGGCCTTACCGTTCTCGATTCGCTGGAGAGTGTTCCGGCCGATTCCGGCGAAGGCGGCGGCGTGCTCCATTGAAAGTTTCGCGTCGAGTCTTGTTTGTTTCAGGGCTCGAATATTTACGATCCCGCGTAGCACCGCGTGACAACGCGGAAAGTATTCGTCGAGCGGTGACTCGGCCACTTGAGTCCCCCCGGACCGCTCTACGCGCTGACGCGTAGACGATAGGAGTTTCTCGTGTGGGCGGCCAGTCGTGACCTGGTCGGACATTGGTTAGCCTTTCGGGAAGGGACCGGGCGACGGGTGTCGACCGGGCCGGTTTCCTTTGGGCCCTTGGGATTCTCTCAACTTTACATAACGAGGAGAGTAGGCCGCCCCCCGTAATGGGGGAGGGGCTAGGGCCTTCGAGTTACCGGCGGAGTTTTTTTATCACAACCGAACGCGATCGTGGGGGATCGTTCACCGCCCCCGTTTAGTGCGGCGCTCCCTTAGGGCAACGGCGACAAGAACGGCGGACAAGCCGACCACAAGCACCGGTACGAATAACGGCCCTAATAGATCCCGGAAAAACTGCTCGACGGTTTCCCCCATACGTGGAGGCTAGGGCATAGAGACCGGGCTCGAGGGTGTTACGCGTGAGGGCATTACTGCCCCGCCGATTGCTCCGGCGGCGGTTCCGGCGATGGCCCAGAGGGCGGAGGCGTCGGAACCTGACGAGGTGACGAGTGAGCCGGAGACCAGGGCGGCGACGGCGATGAGGGCGAGGGAGATGGTTGCGGGGAGAGTGTTCACGGTTTGCCTTTGTGGTCGTCGAGGTGGGCCTCGAGGGTGCGGGTGATTGTTCTGAGTTGCTTTGTGTGTCGTTTCAGGGTTGCGGCGTTTTGTTTGTGTTCGTCGGTGTTGAGCCGGCGTGTTTTTCGTGATTGCCAGACAACGGCGAACGTCGACGCGCAAGCCATGACGAGAGCGGCGGCGATCCCTTCGAGCATTTCAACAACCGTTTAGTGCTCGTAGGTCGTTCACCCGAAACCAATCGCACCACGTAGAGGCGCCGGGTGAGGTCTGCCATGAGCCCCATAGTTCTCCAGTAGCGGCGAGGGTCACGGTGAGGCGACCGTCTGGGGCTTTTTCGGCGTAGAGGTTCGATCCGGCGATTCCGCCTTTTAGTTCTGTCCAGGGTGCGAACTTTCCGCCTGGCTTTGAGGAGGTTGAGGCGACTACCTGGCCGCCATCGGTGAGGGCTATGAAGGTGTCTCTTCCGTCTGTGTTTGTGAGATGGAACATTTCTTTACCTTTGTTCGTGGCCGGTGTTGGGGGTTGTGGCGGGATGATGTGGCGGGCGATGGCGACTATTAGGAGAAAGTCGAGGTCTCCGCGTTGGGGGTGGATGCTCCAGGCGTCGGTTCGGTCCCAGGGTTGTACGTCTCCGTGGCAGAAGAGGCCGGGGCGGTTGAGGGCGTCGGTTGCGATCCATTTACACGCCTCGAGTACGTCGACTCCGACGAGGGTCCAGAGGGCGGCGATTGCTTCTCCGGCGCGTTCGAGCATTGCGATTGTGTTGGGGTCGTCGGGGTGGAGGTCTCTGGATTTTCCGGCGAGGCAGATAGACCAGGTTCGTGAGTTGTATCCGGAGGCCGCTACTGAGTAGGTGGTGTACAACGGCGGGACCATGTGGATAGTTTCGTTACTGTCGACTACACACGCGTAGGAACCCGGGTCGGGTCGGCGAGATATGAAACGCGCGAGGTCGAGCGCTGAGCCTGGGCCGGTGGAGCCTTCAGAAGTGTGAATGGAAACGGCCCAGGTCGGCGGGTTTTGTCGTGACGGGTAGAACTGTGGCGACGTGGGAGGGTTGTCCAGGAGATAGAAACTCACGCGACGGGAGCCGTTCCATTTGCCGGGCCGATGTCTTCGACAATGAGGGCGGCCATGAGTCCCGAAATGAGGCCGACGGTTCCGGAGCCGTTTATTCTTTGGAGGGTCGCGCAGACGGTCTGAGTTCCGGTTACTCCGGTGAAGTAGAAAGAAAACGCTATGCCGCTTTGGAGGTAGGTCCCGACCGCAGCGAAACGGTTGACCCCGTAATCAGTGCCGGAGGTGTTGTCTTTTCTCAATCGTGCCTGGTGAAGGTCGCCATTGTTGGTAGTCACGGTGGTCGCGCTGAATGTTGCTTTGTAGAGGCGATTGGTTGTGGCGGAGAATGCCGGGGTGTTGAGACAGACGGTCTCGATCGTGCTTACTGGGGTTGTTCCGGCCGTTGTCTGGGCTACGGCGACATAACCCCACGGGGTACCCCAGGGCCTAGCCCACCCGGTCGTAGCGCCGTAATACATCTCGTAAGAGCCGGTATCGGTGAGGAGTGAGACCAGGCCGCGAGTTGGGGCGGTGATTGCGGCCGACCTGGCGCTGGCGTTTGTGAACACTTGGACGGTCTGGTCTCTGACAAACGAGTTCATATTGGCGGCGGTGACCTCTTCGAGGGCGGCCCATGTTTTCCAGCCTGGCATTGTTTTGCCTTTCGTTATTTGAGGGAGTTAGCGAAGTCGAGACGGTTCGCGGGTGACGAGTTGAGTTTCCAGTAAGTCGCTGAGAACGTGAAGGGGTTCGGGATTGTCGAAAAAGAAACGGACCATCCGTTTCGCGCGTCGACGTTGTGGGTGAGGCCGTAGACCTGGACTGTGGTGAGAATGTCGGCCACGTCGAGAGAGAGTTGTCTCCCGATCATTTCGGAGGAGAGAAGAGCCTCGAAGATTGGGACGGCGGCGGTTCCGGCGTATTCGGGCTGGATGGTGAGGGCGGTGGGCACGCCTGGGGGGTTGTCTTTGAACCATAAGAGGCCGAGGGCGGCCCACCATGAGAGGTCGGCTTGAACTCCGAGGGTTGTGTTTTGTGTGATTCGGGAGAGACCGTTCGCGTCGATTGAAGGTTGACTTGAGGCGGTGGCCGAGGTGAGGCCGTCGGCGGTGGCGGTGATTGAGTTGCGGACCTGTCCGAAACCGATGGACGGGCGGGTCGCTGAGGTGATCGCTTCGGGGTTTCCGTTCAGGAGTGTGGAGACGGTTTCGATTCGTGAGGCGGCGAACCATTCGGGGCCGTAGGTGATGTTGCCGTCAGGGGTGACGAGGAGTAGCCCATATTCTGAGGTGACGACCTCTTGGACTTGGGAGAGTGCGTTTCCGGCGAGGGTGGTGGCACCCATTACTCGACCGCCCGCGCAGGTTTGGAAGATTCCGGCCTGGAGATTCGCTGAGGCGAAGATTCGGGCGAGGCGTTGGATTCCCGAGTCTCCGGCGCCCTGGGAGGTTGTGCCGCTAAGGTCGACGGCGGCGAGTCGGGAGAGAATGTCGGTTCCGGTGATGGTGGCGAACTGATCTTCCCAGACAAGAGACCAGAGGAACCCGGTGAAGACGTTGTAGCGGTTGCCGCCATAGGTAGTGGCGGTGAGTTGTAGGGGCAGACCGGCCCGAAGTTTCGAGAAGTACGGTCCGGCCGAGTTCGACGGGTCGAGGGTTCGTTCCGGGTCCCATAGGCGTAAAGAGACGTAGCCGGGTTGGGGGAGATAGAAGTCGCTAGCGGAAAGAGCTCCACGCCTCCAGGAGGCGCTCACGACCTGGCATTTCATGTCTACGAATTGGTCGAAGTAACCCTCGAGGAGGTTTCCGGCGGTCAGGCGCGAGAGGGTTGGAGAGTTGAGGGTCCATCCGTCGGAGTCACCGACCGCGAGTTTCACGGCGAGGGTCGGGGCGTAGTTCATGACCAGAGGCCCGCCGGTTTCCCGTTACGTGAGACCCATTCCTGGAGTTCCCGGACGATCCATGAGGCAATGTCCCCCCCGTCGGCGCCGGGAGGGCCGTAGACATTGATTGTGGCATTGAAGACGGTCCCTCCGAGGTTTTCGACGTTTTTGGGGATCGCGTTTTCTTCGATTGCCACCGAACTGCCGAGGAGGCCGCCGAGGAATCCGCCGAACCCTCCGAACGCGTCGCCGATTCCGCGTTTCACTGAGTTCCAGATTGTGTTGTAGATCCACTCCGCTAGGCCCTCGAGGACGTCTTGAATCCCGCCGAGGATCGTTTCACCGATAAGGCGGCCGACAAGGTTGAAAGGGTTACCGCCCTGGAAGACGATCGTCTTCAGGTTGTCCCAGGTGAAGTAGTTCCGAAGTGAGTCGGAAAGGTACGAGGTGAAAGTGTTGAATAGACCTTGTACGAGGTACACGCCGATTTGGGAACCTGAGGACCGGAAACTGTCTTTGTTTTGTTCGGCGGCCGCGGAGATTCCTCGACCTAGTTGAGCCATCCGGACAAGTAGACCCGGGTTTTCCTCTGTTCCTGTGCCCAAGATGGCGTCGGTTACCCATTTCGAGGCCTGGGCAGTCCAGGCGGAGAAGTCGGGGAGGTTCTCGTTCAGGTACGTGGTGACCTTGCCGGGTAGTTCCTGGATGAACTTGTCGATAGTTGGGAGAGACTCCTCCCATTTTTTTCCGAGTTCCTCGAATAGGCCGGAGAACCCTCCGACCCGGAACGCTTCGACGAACGTTTCGAGGGTGGGGAGAACCTTGGTTGAGAGAGCGTCGGTGATGGAAGTGAAGGCCGGGAGTAGGAACTCGCCGATTTTCGCTTTCATGTTCTCGAATTGAGCGGAGGCGTTTTTTGTTTTGTTT